ATTTTAAAAGAGCTAGAAATGCTCTTCGTTCAGCAGGCCGAAGCGCTAAAGCGGTAGTGATGGGTGAGCCAAAGAGTAAGTTAAAAAACGAGGAGCGCGAAAATCCTTTGGGCAGGGACATCGACATTGCTGGCGATATGCTACCTAATTCTGAAAAAGTTGAATATCGTAAAGGTGGCGCAGTTAAATCTTCCGCTTCTCGTAGAGCAGATGGTATTGCCAAGAAAGGCAAGACTCGTGGCAAGTTTGTATAAATGAGGGTTTAAAAAGTGAGCAAGAAAAAAATGACTGATGCTGAAATAGAAAAGCAGCGTCAGGAAGAATTTCTTTCACGAAATCCTCAGTATCGTGAGCGAGAGAAGGGCTTAGAATCTGTTTTCCCAGAAAGATTTTTAATTCCGGGCGGAGCGGCTAGAAGTGCCATGTCAAAAATACTCCCTCATCAAAAGCCGGGGGCGTATCGTGATCCTAAAAAGAAACGCGAAAAAGATGTAGAAATGCGTAAGCGTGTAAAGGAAGCGGATGCTAAAAAAGATAAATTGAGGGCGACTACACCTAAAGGACCCGTTCCCAGAAGTCCTTCAAGACTTCCATATGAACCGCGCCGTCAGTCAGATGAGCTTTATCGTAAAGGGGGTACAGTCAAGTCTTCTGCATCTCGTAGAGCAGATGGTTGCGCCAAGAAAGGCAAGACCCGTGGCAAGTTTGTTTAGGAGTAACTGAAATGATGAATTCAAAAATGAAAGATCGTATGGGCCGTGCTATCCCGAAGCGTGGCGACATGTCTGACAAGATGGGTCGTGCGATGGCAGGCATGAAGAAGGGCGGCAAGGTCAAGTCTAAGGCTAAAGGCGGTAGCTCTTATCGCACGGCGGCTGACGGTATGGCTCATAAGGGCAAGACCAAAGCCAAGATGGTAAAGATGGCTATGGGCGGGAAGTGCTAAAAATGAAGCGTTACCAATCAGGCGGTGAATCTAAAGGTATGCGAAAGCTGCCCTATAAACCTGAAGAAGATCGGTATGGGGTGAAAAAACTACCCTATAAACCTGAAGAAGATCGGTACGGAATGCGAAAGTTACCTTACACACCTCCTTCGGAAGGGGGGAAGCCATCTTATACTCCAAAGCCCGATATGCGCTCTTACGAAGAGCAGCAGAAAGATATCGACGCGAAGCGTGAAAAGAGAGAAGCTGAGAAAGCAGCTCAAAGAGAACGTGAGGCGGAGAACGCTGAGATGGACCGCAGGATGCGGGAGGCCCGTGAGAAGCATAAGAAAAAGCCACTCTTTAAGAAGGGCGGTTATGTCCGTGCTGCTGACGGTTGCGCTAAGAAAGGCCGAACCCGAGGGAAGATGGTCTAATGATGCCGTCCCGTGGAATGGGTGATATGAATCCGGCAAAGATTCCCCGTGCTAGACGGCGTGGGGATGACAAGCCTGTCATTGGGACAGGTAAGCCGATTAAGACCTATTCTAGAGGCGGTAGTAGTAAGAAGAGCAAGGTAAACGAAGCGGGTAACTACACGAAGCCCGGTATGCGTAAGAAGTTGTTTGAGTCGATTAAGGCTTCAGGCACACACGGTACTAAGCCGGGGCAATGGTCGGCTCGCAAAGCACAGCTTTTGGCAAAGAAGTACCGTGAGAAGGGCGGTGGGTATAAGTCGTGAGAGATCCGCAACGGTCTTTAAAGGCTTGGGGCGAGCAAAAATGGAGAACCAAAAGTGGTAAGCCATCTAGTAAAACGGGCGAAAGATATCTACCTGAAGCTGCTATCAAAGCTCTCAGTTCTGCTGAGTATGCCCGAACCACCGCCGCCAAGCGAAAAGGTAAAAAAGCGGGCAAGCAGTTCGTCAAGCAGCCGAAAGGTATCAGCCAAAAAACCCGTGCGTATCGTCAAGCGGGGAAGTAAGAAGTAATGGCGTACAACACCACAGCCACGACTGATTTTAACCTCGACCTGAATAACATCGTCGAGGAAGCCTTTGAGCGTTGCGGGGCTGAGCTTAGGACGGGGTATGAGCTAAAGACTGCCAAGCGTAGTCTGAACTTGCTCCTCATGGACTGGGCGAATCGTGGCATTAACTTGTGGATGTTAGAAACAGGAACGCAGGTATTAACTGCGGGTACAGGGACGTACGATCTTCCTGCCGATACGGTAGATTTACTTGATCATGTGATCCGTACAGGCACGGGGCAGAATCAGATTGATATCAACATCAGTCGTATTTCCTCCAGTACTTACGTTGCGATACCAAACAAAAACGCGACCGGTAGGCCCATTCAGATTTGGATTGATCGGCGTACGGGGGCGACTGATTCCGTGGGTGCCGTGGTCTATCCCCAGTTTACGGTTTGGCCTGTGCCAGATTCGAGTACCACGTACACCCTTTTTTATACCCGCCTACGTCGGATGTTCGATGTAGGTAATGGCACGAGCGGGCAGGACATTCCGTTCCGCTTTCTCCCTTGTATGGTGGCAGGGCTTGCTTACTACTTGTCGATGAAGATTCCCGGTGCTGAAACCCGGACTCAGATTTTAAAGGCGCAGTACGACGAGGCTTGGGATATCGCCGCTGGTGAGGATCGTGAGAAGGCTCCGGTTCGCTTCGTCCCGAGGCAGAGTTTTATAGGCGGATACTGAGATGGGGAATCGTTTTGCATCGGGTAAGAATGCAATATCTCAGTGCGACCGTTGTGGTTTTCGTTACAAGCTGAAGGAACTGAAAGAGTTAGTAATTAAGACGAAGAACATTAATATTCTCGTCTGTTCGACTTGTTGGGAACCAGATCAGCCGCAGTTGCAGTTGGGTATGTACCCCGTTGACGACCCGCAGGCAATCCGAAACCCACGACCGGACACCACGTATTTTGCCCCCGGCAATGATGGCGCAGGTGGGAGTAGAATGTTTCAATGGGGCTGGGCACCGATTGGCGGGTCTCGGTCGATTGATGCAGGGTTGACGCCGAATGATTTAGTAGCAAAAGGTTTGGTTAGCGATGTCACCGTTGCGGTGACTTAGGAGATTGAGATGGCGAAACATGAAGATGTGAAGATGGACAAAGCTATGATGGCGAAAGCCGTTCATATGCATGAGGAACGGATGCATCCGGGCAAGAAGAAGACCAAATTTAGTAGTGGCGGCAAAATCAGCAAAATGAATATGAACCGCAAGAGTGTCGGACGTAACATGGCAAAAGTAATGTGCCAGCGAGGTCGGTAATGAAAGACTACGGTAAAACAAAACCCAACAACGAGCCTACGGGCGAGAATGGCTATCCTGAAAAGGATGTCAACAAAGGCGTGACGCACATGGACATGCGTGGTGCGGGCGCTGCGACCAAGGGTAAGAAGTTTGTTTCGCAGATCAATTTGCAGAACAACGGTAAGGTACGAGCAGGCTGGAGCTAATGAACTACGCAACGCTGTCGTCAAAAATTCAGGAGTATGTGCAGTCCACGGAAACCTCTTTCGTGGCGAATATTCCTACTTTTGTCCAGCTTGCTGAAGAGCGGATTTATAACTCGGTTCAGATCCCAGCCATCCGTCGTAACCAAACCGCGACTCTGACATTAGGTAACAAATACCTGACTCTACCCGGTGATTGGTTGGCGACGTTTTCGTTGGCGGTGATTGCAGCCGATGGCTCGCAAGAGTTCCTTATAGACAAGGACGTTAACTTCATCCGCCAATCCTACCCAAGCCCGACTGATACCGGCGTCCCTGCGTACTACGCCATCTTTGATCAAGATACTTTGATTCTGGGGCCAACGCCTGATAGCAACTATCAGGTAGAAATGCATTATTACTACTACCCTGAATCGATTGTCACGGCAGGAACTTCTTGGATTGGCGATAACTTTGAAACCGTGCTGCTCTACGGGTCATTGCGCGAAGCGTACACCTACTTAAAAGGTGAAGCTGATTTGATCGCTAACTATGAGCAGAAATATCAAGAAGCGATGCAGATGCTCTATCGTATGGGCGATGGCTTGAACCGCCGCGATGCGTACCGCTCGGGTCAGGTTAGGGTTCCGGTGGCAACATGATCTATCAGACTCAGACCACAAGTTTTAAAGCTGAGTTATTGGAAGGGATTCACGACCTTTTAACCGATACGTTGAAGCTCGCCCTGTACGACGACAATGCAGACCTGAGTGAAACGACAACGGCTTACTCGGCTACTAATGAGGTTTCCGGCACAGGGTATGTGGCGGGGGGAGAAACTCTCATAAATGTTACTATCAATACATCAGGCTCTACGGTCTATGTGAGCTTTGATAATGTGGTGTGGAACCCGGCTAGTTTTACGACGGCGGGGGGTTTGATCTACAACGCGAGTAAGGCTAACCGGTCGATAGCCGTGTTGAGTTTTGGTAATAACAAGACCGCAACCAATACGTTTACTGTGGAGTTGCCACCTAATACGGCAACTTCTGCGC